GACCAGACAGAGAATTATTGATTCTTATGCTCACGTAGATCAATATCTGATAGAAATTCTGTTGACAAAATTGCACAGTCGAGTTAATGTATTACAAGATAAGATAAATCACGATCCAGGAGACGCAGAAAGGCACGAAGAGCTTTTATTTAGCCAACTACTTTTAATTGTATTAGGAAAATTATTGACCGACTCTTATATAAAATAATATGAAATATCCAAAAGAATTCATCGAAAAAGCGAAATCGCTATATCCAGATTGGACCGATTTACATATCGCTTTGCAGAGAGGTGATAAATCTGTATTAGGTATGCTCGAAAGAACCCGCGGATTCACCATGCTTCCCGACGAGATAATTAAAGCATTTAAAAATAATCGCAGTTCAAAGGTGTTAGAAGCTGCCATCTCTGCCGAAAAAAGAAGAAAGCTATACTTGGAAGCTATTAATCTAGTAGATAACTGGGTGGCAAGGCAAAATACCTGATGCCATTTGAAATTCTATTTTTATTTGCTGCTTTAATAATAACGATGAGAATGTATTTTGCAGTTTTATTTCTTTTACTTGCATCATGTTCTCGCGATAAAAATACTTTATCTAAACCTACACCAATTCACACAGAAAAAATCTTTGTGGAAACTCACATATATCTTCAAGACGGAGTTTCAGAAAACTTGGCAAGGGAAGTTTTTAATGTAGCTCGGGAATATATTAGTTATCAATTCAATCTTGTTCTTGTGAATAAAAAAGTAGAGATATTAAAAAATATAAAAAGGTTAAGTTCCGATGTCATAGATTACCGAACCATATCTTCAGAAATGAAAAATAATACAAATGTGTTGCAGATTGCGTTTGTTACGAGTGATTTGACAACTGAGACCGGAATCAGAGCTGTAGGATTATTTTTGCCTAGCGAAAATCAGATAATATTTAACACATCAGGATATGATCTGCGAGCCATAAATACACTTGTACATGAGCTAGGACACTATCTTGGAGCTAATCATTCTTTCGGCGGAGTAATGTTTTGGCGCGTAAGACATGATGATCATACCACGATGAAATTTTATGATAGAAGAACAATAGGACAAATTACAAAAAAACTTAGAAAAGCCGTGAGAGCTTCACTAAAGCAGATAGATAATAAGCAATGAGTAAAGATGCGAATTTTGTAGGCTTAGATGAGTTTGTCTGGTGGAAGGGCGTGGTCGAAGATCGCAAAGATCCACTAAAACTCGGTCGCGCCCGTGTCAGAATTTTTGGATTGCATACTGAAGACAAACAGTTGATGCCAACCGAAAATTTGCCATGGGCAATACCAATACTTCCACTAGACGAAGGTAAAAATGCAATTGGACCTAAAGAGGGCGATTGGGTTGTGGGGTTTTACCTAGATGGACAATCAGCACAAGTCCCTGCAATGTTCGGAAAGATTTTAGGTATTCCAGAAGAAGCAGCAGATCCAAGTATTGGATATAATGATCCAACTCCTGATGAATTATTGGTTCCGGGTTCGTTGCCCCGACCACCTGAATTTAGTCCGGTTCAAGAAACGGAAGACGGAGAAGAAACCACCGAAGCTCTGAGTAAATACAAGAATCCCGATCAGGTTCCTGGAAATAATACTGCATTTGGCGTATTAAGAAAAGAATATGATCCTAAGAACTATAGATTTGATGTTAATAATGATGGTGTCTATAATGCCTTAGATGCCTCATTGATCAGAGATCCAGATCAAGATGGAATTATAGGAGAAGGGTCGAGCGAAGGAGATTTCTTTTCCGGGGAAGTGCAAGAGATAGTATATCCCATGAGTCGATATCCCCTCGAACCTTTTCTAAATGAGCCTGAAACGTCTAGGCTTGCTAGAAACGAAAAAATCGAAGAAACAATCGTAGCAAAGAAAAAGGGGCAGCTTCAAGTCGGAGATGTGGCAACCCATACTGCCACAGGAGTCGGCTCAGACACTATAACAACCGAACTCGAATCGTTCGGCGAACCAGAAACTCCATATGATGCAAAATATCCATATAATCATGTATTTGAATCTGAATCTGGTCATGTTATAGAAATTGATGATACTCCCGGAGCAGAAAGATTACATCACTATCATAGAAGCGGCACATTTCAAGAAACCCATCCCGATGGAACCAGAGTCGAGAAGACAGTAAAAGATCATTATAAATCAACTGTTGAAAATTATTATCATGTATCAGGCAAGAGCAGCCATTTCAATGCAAAAGAATTTTTTACTATAAACTCATCACAAGCAACAAACATAAAAGCCGGAAGTGAATTAAACCTGGACTCTGGCGGTAACACCAATCGAGACATTGGCGGCGATTTAAACTCAATAATCGAGGGTGACGTAAATTCTCTAGTTAAAGGAAAAGTTACAAGAGAAATCTCCGGAGATTTAAAAGAAACTATAAAAGGAAATGTATCCTGGAATATAGACGGAAATCTAATCATAAAGGTAAAGGGAAATGTTTTCATCGAAGCACAGGGAACCAATCAAGTTTCTTCTGCTTCTACATTAGCTCTAAAGAGTTCCGGCGTGGTTTTGACCGATACACCATTGACTTCGTTAGGAGGAGATGTAGTAGGTGAAAGTCCGAATGGATCTGATGTTCCTAATCCAATAGTGCAACTACAAGAAGAGGACGAAGATAAAAAAGAACCTCTACTGACAAAGCCCTCTCCGCCAAAAGAGGGCTTTGTACTCGACGGTCCCGGTGGATATTTGTATAAACCCGTTTCGGATAGCGATGGAAAAGCAGTTACATTAAGCACTGAGGTGGCACAACATGAATTCTATGAGGCGCTTCCTACCGGAGAACTCGAAACCGTCACAATTCAATATCAACACGCCGATGGCAGCATAACTTCTTGGGAAGTTGTTAGACCGAAGCACGTTAGAGGTAGATTGATAGAACGTGGAATATTCAAAGGTATTGCAAACGGCGACAGGGCACATTATAGATGGAGACGCGAGGGAGCAAAATATCCAAAACAGATGTTCTGGGTAATCGGAGGATCCACTGAATGGTTATTGCTCGATTCTTCTGTAAGACACGACTAATGGATTTGCGAGACATATGCTAATATGTAAAATGAAAATATGCTATATGCAACTTAGTTGAATATAAGTTTTTGTGGCATCACTGTCTCGCAAATTTCTTATTGACAATAATAATATGCTTCAGATATAATAATATTATGAAAACATTAAAAGAAGAACTTTTTCAAAAAAGTCATTTCGGCGAAAAGTCAAATGTAACTGCAATACGACTCGAAGCATTGGAAGAATTTATGAATGTAAGTGTTCAATACGAAAAAACATTACATGAAATAGAAAATATTATCAGGCTATATAGCTCAGGTCTACTTGATTCTGGTACGGCAATTAGAGAGATCGAACTTGAACTGTTTGCGTTAAACGCCGAGGAAACAGATAAATAGACATTGAATATTTTCAATAGTCTATTAAATGCCAGCAGTTGTCAAAAAATTTCGAGATTTGGATTTAAATTTTAATGCCCACCCTATTACGGGCGATTTAGTATATCTTAAAGATGCGGATGCAATCAAACGATCTGTTAGAAATTTAATTAGAACCGGCATCTATGAAAGATTTTATCAGCCTAATTTAGGCTCAGGAATTACCCAATTACTTTTTGAACCGATAAATCCGCTTACTCAGGCATCTATAGAACAATCTATTCGAGCTACTATTTCGAGACATGAGCCGAGAGTAAGTATAATTGAAATTTTGGTAAATGTCGCTCCTGATCTTAATGGATACAATGTTAGACTTACCTTTTCCGTCGATAATTTATCGGAATTCTTAGAGGTAGATATATTCTTAGAGAGAGTTAGATAATGTCAAAATTAAACTATACAGAATTAGATTTCAATAAAATAAAGGAGAACTTCAAAGAATTTCTTCGCAGCAAGACCGAATACTCCGATTTTGATTTTGATGGATCTGGCTGGTCAATCTTACTCGATATATTGGCATATAATACATCTGCAAATGCCTTTTATCTGAACATGGTCGGCAATGAAATGTTTCTTGACTCTGCTGTTTTACGAGAAAGCATCGTCTCTCGTGCAAAACATCTCGGATATACTCCAAGATCAAGAAGATCCGCTGCGGCGACTGTTGATGTTGAAATTTTTCCCGCTTTCGGTCCTGGCAATCCTAATCCCGGATCTATTTTTCTATCAACCGATGAGCAGTTTTTTACACTAATAGATTCGGTCAAGTATTATTTCTATCCAAAAGTTGCCCAAACCATTATTCCGCAAGCGGGAAAATATATTGCCAGAGGTGTAGAACTAATAGAAGGACTAAAGTTAACACATAGATGGAACGTAGATCTTTCTTTATCAGTAAAACAGCGCTATATTATTCCTAATGCGAATGTCGATACTACAACAATAACAGTAAAAGTACAGGAATCTAACACAAATCCATCGCAAAAAGTTTATAGACTACACGAAGATCTAACGAAAATAACCAAAGATTCTTTGGTCTATTTTCTTCAAGAAGTTGATGGAGGCAAATTTGAACTGAGATTTGGCGATGGTGTGGTTGGAAAAGCCCTCGAAACAGGAAATATTCTGATCGTAGAATATCAGGTTTCTTCGGCTGATGTTGTTAATGGAGCAAAAGTTTTTACCCCTAGTTTTAAATTAGCAGGATATGATAAGAGTAAGGTAACACTAGTAACGCCAGCGCAATTCGGAACAGAAAGAGAATCCGACGAATCAATAAAATTACTTGCGCCACTAAATTACGATTCACAAAACAGAGCTGTCACCCGGACCGATTATGAAACATTAATAAAAAAAGATGTTCCTCAGGCAAAATATGTTAGAGTCTGGGGCGGAGAAGATAATGATCCTCCTGAATATGGAAAAGTGTTCGTTGCAATTCAGCCTATGTCAGGATTTGCTTTTAGTGCAGATCAAAAACAAAACATTATAAATTCGTTAATTAGGCCAAGAAACGTCGTATCAGTTCAAACAGTAATAGTGGAACCCGATTATCTGAGCATTGTGCCTTCTATTAAAGTTATGTTCACATCGAGAACAACTGCTCTAACAGCAAATGATATAAAAAATCTAGTACTGCAAACTATACGAAATTTTAGGGAAAAGGAATTAAATGGATTCGATTCGGATTTCAGATATTCCAAATTCGTTCGAGCTATTGATGAGAGCGACGAATCTATTTCAGGAAACCTAACATCTATAACACTAAAATATAAAATAATACCTCCATTTAATGTCCCGACTAAATTTGATTTTACTTTGAACAATAAATTGAGCCGAGGAGATGCGAAAAATGATATTTCGTCTATAACTAGTTCGGGTTTTATATATCGTGGCGTTCTAACCTACATAGGAGATGATGGCGGAGGGGCACTCTATCTTTATAGAATAGTAAATGATAAGAGGGTTATCATACAAAGAAATATCGGAACGGTTAATTATGAAACAGGAAGAATCTTAATTAATTCTCTATCTGTGCAATCTATTCCTAATGATATAGAACATATTTCTATATATGCCAAACCGCTGAAAAATGATGTTGAAGCGCTGCGCAATCAAATTCTTTTAATTGAAGATGATGATATTCTTATTGGCGTTGAAGATTTGAGTTCCCAGATAATATAAAATGTCTATAAACCTAACAGTTTTTGGTATTCAATCAGAAGAAAGTTTCGGCACTCCTATTGTGTCTAAAATTTCTCAGAAACCTATATTATCTCCATTAGTTAAAACCCAAGTTCCTGATTTCGTAAAAGAAGATCATATAAATTTTATATCATTTCTTGAAGCATATTATGAATGGCTAGAGTTCAGCGGGCAAGCAGATCATGAAATACAAAGATTAATAGACTATCAAGATATAGATACAACGATTGATCGATTTGCAGAAGTAATGAAAAAAGAATTTCTCGCGAATATACCGAGAAATACTGCTGCCGATAAAGAAAATGTACTGAAAAATATACGGGAATTTTATCGGGCGAAAGGAACCGAAAAATCTTTCAGATTCTTCTTCAGAGTATTATTCGACAAAGAAATAGATTTTTATTATCCAAGAGTAGATATACTGCGGGTATCGGACGGCAAATGGATACAAAATAAAATTCTAAGAGTCATTTCCGTAAATGGAAACCCATTCGATTTTCAGGGTAGACGAATTAGAGGGAGAAATGGCAACTCTTCTGCGTTTGTTGATAATGTATTGAAGGTTCAAGAGGGACTTGCTACGTTCTATGAATTATATCTAAACAGATCTAGTATAACAGGTGAATTTTCTATAGATGAAGAAATTATCACAACTGATAATATAGTTTCGGCTAACGTTGCGCCAACTATTATATCGGCATCAATCCAAAATGGTGGTCAAGGCTATGTAGTAGGACAAGAAATTGAGGTGGTAGGTGGTGGCGGAGCCGGAGCGAGGTTGGAAGTAAAGAGTGTTGACAGCAATGGATCTATTACTTCTCTTCGTGTTGCAAACTATGGTATAGGATATACATCACAACCAACATTAATTTTTCCTTCCGATCCGCCGGTCACACAAATTGCATCAGGATCGGTACAAATAGGCTCATTAATAACAACAGAGGGTTATTATCTCAATCAAGACGGACAACTATCAACGACAAAATATCTACAAGATAGTTACTTTTACCAGCAGTTTTCATATGTTATTTTTGCTGATGAGTCTATAGAGAAATATCGAGATGCGCTCAAAAGACTTTTACATCCGGCTGGCTGGATTTTTTTTGGTGGTTTTCGTACAGAAATTTTTCTCGATGCTAGTTTGAGTCTTCCTGAGAATGGTCTAGCAAATTTTCTTGTTACTCTTATATTACAACAATTTCATAATCCTCAGAATTCTGAACAGATGCTTCCATATAATGCAGAAGTACAGAGTGAGCAATATCAAGTTTTTCTGAGACATCAAAAATTATTGCCATCTCTTGGTCCGGTGCGAGACGATTTAAGAATATGGAAATATGGTTACAAGCCTGTTTTAAATTATGATGCCAATATCGAAATGGGCGGAGCGAACAGTCAATACTGGGGAACATCAAAAACACAACAAAGAATCGACGGCGATGGAATCACAGATATATTCAATTTAAATTATCAAACTGATGAACCAGGATACTTATATGTTGTTTATTCGGGATTTAATAATCCGACATTAGTTCCAGGAGTAGATTATGATGTTATCAACTCGGGAACTCAAATACAGTTTTTTTCTACTCCCGGTCCAAGTACACACATTTATGTCATATACAAAGATGCCGAGATAGCTAACTATCAGATTTCTCATTTCGGAACTCTACTTCCTCAAGATTTCATTGACCGACCCAATGAATCTATTAATATTTTACCAAGCATAAGAGTAGCAAATAATGATAATACGGGTATTGGTTCTGAGGAGTCATTTGGAACTCCTGATATTAGTATTGTTTGATTTTTCAACTAAATAGTGGTATTAGACATAGGATAATTAAAAAATGAGTACAATTCTTAAAAATAATTTTCGCCTGCGAAATGCAAAAGATTTCATCGAAAACTTTCGAGGACATCCCAGGCTGACGGCACCATCATATCCTCTCAGTGCAAATAACAAAGAAGAATTGTTGGAAGAAATCGGCACCCATGTTGTCGATAGAAATCATTATATTTTTGTCGGACGATCTCGTCCGTGGGAGATAGACAATACAGTGAATCCTCCACTGAATGATTTAAATCCGCGATCTCCGCTTGATACACTATCAGATGAAGCCGAGATATGGGATGCTATGTTGGGCTTAAAAAGAATTGACTATGCTTGGGTTTCTCTGGTTGTTCCGAGACACGATTGGGATGCTTCCGGTGACACTATATATGCTCAATACGATGATAAAGATTCTGAGTTGTTTAATCGCCCGACTGACAATGATATTTCCGATGCAGATCTTAATTCATATACTGCCGGAAGTTTTTATGTTCTTACCGATGAATTTCATGTTTTTAAGTGT